CCACATAGAATTGTCCTTATTAACGGTAAATAGTAGTTGGGCACATCGCTCGACCGCTTGAGCCACTTTATTTAAAGCGTGTCGTATTGCGTCTGCCAACGTTAGGTTTTTTTTCATAATCTAATCTGCCAGTACTGCCACCACGGTAGTAAACCGCAGTGGAAAAAAAGCAAAGCCATCTTCATAGCGGATTGCCAGTGGCTTACGCTGTATAAATGGCTCAGTCGTTAAAGCGCGACCTTGTTTATCAGTAGGATCAAACCCTTGCAAAGCTTTAGCGATTGCGGTGATGGTCTGACCGACGCCATTGGTTGCTGGCTGCGGTGTGACTTGTTGCTTGGTCAATATCACACTAAAGCCAATCTCCATGTTTTGCTCGCGGCCACGGGCATTGTCGCTACCGGGTGTATAACCATCCAATATCACATAGACCGTGCCGTCAGCTGGTATTTGCTTGCGCTTAGCGCTACTGATATCAGCAAAGTCTTGCGCCTCTAGCACTTGAGAGACTTGCGATACCGATTTTAGACGCTCCAGCACGTAGGGATAACAAGCCAAGATATCGGTATGCCATGCAGGGGCGTTAGGGTCTGTATCAGTCATAGCAAATCTTCCATAAAGTCGTTTAGTAAATCTTGGATATCGAGCACATCTTCTTCTGACAATCCCAAAAACTCACGCTGTGGCACACCCCAGCCCATTTGGTGATACTTGCCGTATGGTCTGTCGGTGCCAACCTCGGCACTGACAGCAGTAGCATGAGCCGTGATAGAGCGCATCAAGTCACCACGATCCACCAAGATGCCACCACGACCTTTTTTTTGCCTAAGGCGCTCAGGCGAGAGTTGTTTCCAGCTCACACCCTCTGAGTCTTCTTTGGTTAAAAACCGCTCACGAGTACTGCCTTCGACCACGGCAGCGATGGCTTGCATCACTGGCGATAAGTCGCCCAAGCCTAGCGCAAGCACGCCTAGCTTGTCTGACATCTCTCCCAGTTGCGACTCAACATCGATACGCATTACATATCCCAGTACGTAGGTGTAGGGTTTGGCATCACCGTGATACCACCGCTTGTATTTGGCTGCTCACTAACTGGCCCAGTGAGCATCGTCGGGTCTTTTTTGACCTTGTCGAGCCATTTGATAGCAGCGTCATAACGTGTCTGTACCACCTCAAGTATGCCGTTGTCATACAGATTGTAACGAGCAACGTCACAAGTCTTTTTCTTTAGGTCGCTTGGTATCTCTGCGCTTGGTAGGTAAACGACATTGCCAATACCAACAACCTTAACCAGACCAGCAGACAGCAAATAACTTGCGACCTCACTGATCGCATCGTTAATCGCGCCTTGCAGGACGACATCGTCAATTACTGAGTCATGGCGCGGCTGCTCATTGGTGATCTGTATTAGCTCAAACTCACCAAAGCGGGCGATTAGGTCTTGTGATGTAATCATGGTCAGTCCTAAAAACTGTCAGGCTGGGCAATACCGCGTGTCAACCACATAAAGCCAGTTTGCAGCTCAGTTTTACCGATATTAATTGCACGTTGGTCTAATCCGCCAGACATCTGTAGCTGCTCAACCAATTCGCCAACTTCTTCAGCCTTAGCTTTGACTTTATTGATAGCAGCAATCTCAGCATCTGTTAGCTGGCGATAACCTTTAACTTTTGGTTTATCATCACTCATGATTTTGTCCTAGTTAGAATTTGGGTAAAACGTCCTTGACCAGCCGTAGCCAGTCAAGGCGCTTAGACTTAGGTCGCTTTTAGGGTCGCCGATAAATCAGGACGTAGCATGAGCGGCAATGGATTAGATTGCGCCTCTAAATCCCAACCTTTATCATGTGCCAGTTTTTCGCGGCTAGCGTAAATCGCTTCAGCTTTGGTGTTTACCGCAGCAGCCGTGTCAGCAGGGGCAAAGTACTCACGGAACGTTTTGCGCGTGCCTTTAGGGATAATCTCAGCTTCACCAGCCTTGATTTGCAGACCAGACTCAAACACATGGTCGTATTGGATAAATTCAATATTCTTATGCTTAAAGCCGACGTTGGTATCGCCTTCGCGGTACATCTTGCCTTCTTGAAATCGCTGATAGATTTCAACTATCGTCTTATGATAAGCAACAGCCTGCATAAACTCAGGCGAGCATAAGACATACCAACCATCAACTGGCTCGCCGCCGCGCTTTTTACTAAGATCAGTAATCGCGTCATCAATCATCTTACCGACGTTAGAGTTCGCGCCTGATAAGTTCCAAGTGATGGTCTTGCGGGTCATGCCAAAGCGGTCATAAATATCGACTAACGGTGTACCATCAGCATCTAAAATCTTGCCTTTGATAGCGCCTAGCATTAAATGCTCGCGGGTGTATTCGATATCAAACTTCATATCAGCGAGCTTGTCATTGACCTTTTCAGCGACAGTAGCCGCCTTGTTATCACTGCCAAACGACTTCACGTTTTGCACATCATCCGCACGCACGATGTCGTGCTTGGGCAAATGCAACATCTCAAAACTATGGCGATTGCCACGACCGGTAGTAGCCACGGGTGCGCCTGGTGTGCCGCGTGGCACGGCTGGCACTAGCGATAGCACACCGTCATTTGACTCAACCGCGACACTGGTTGTACTTAGATACTCAGGCTTAAAGATGCCTAGGCTACGGATAATGGTTGGAGTAACTGGCAAGCGTTTGATTGCCTCAGTCATTGGGCGTACACCAAAGTGACTTTCATTGGATAAAGGCATAATGCAATCCTTGTTAAATGTAAATGCGGTTTAAATCAAAGTTAAAGGGCTGTCAATCAGCGTTTAAGTGCGTGGCGTGCCAATATATTTGATGCCGTGCGCGTCGCCTTGGGTCAGCAGCTCAGCATTGGTTAATGGCACCAAGCTATCGGCATCGGTAAACACCGCATCGATATCCGCTTGCATAATGGGCGCAAGGTTCATGACGCAGTTATGTGGCTGCACCAGTACTTCGCCGTTGACTTCATCGGTTAATGCAAATAGATACTGATCGCGGGCAACATATTTGACAGGCTGACCCGTCTTGGTGCCGACAGGCGCAGGGATAGCGATGCGGTTATTTGGATCAGCTTCACTTTTCAAGATATCGCCAATGGTTAAATCAGGCATGGAGTGCTCCTAGTGTGCATGGTGTAAAATCGTGTGTAATAAATGAGGCAAAACCAGTGCCCGCGATAGGCTTAGCCCAGCGCGGTTATGCGTTAGATGTAGTTTTTTTTCTCAGTGGCGCGTGCTTCAGCGTTTGCTAACATTGGATTGCTAGATAATTGACGCTCTTGACCGCCGTTACCGTTAGGCTTGTGCTGCTCACTAAGCAGCCATTCTGGCGTACCATCTTGCTTACCAGGCGCACGTAAATCACCGATCATTGACTTGGCATCATCAGGCGTAGCCGATAGCAAGACATTGACCGTACTAGCACTAACGCCATTCCAACCTTTGCCGTCTTCGGTTTTAGTAAAGCCTGCTTGCGACAGTTGCGCATCGATGGCAGCGGCTTTTGCTTCTTCTTCAGCTTCCGCTTTCTCTTTTTCAAGCTCAGACTTTTCCTCTTTGAGGGTTTTAATCTCTTCCGCTTGGTCTGCTGCGAGCTTTTGTAGTGCTGCGATTTCTTCGGGAGTCATGGTGGTTTCCTTGTCAGTATTGGATTGAGTAATTGATGAGTTAGCAATGCCGCCATTGGTGAGTGCAAGTGCGCTTGTTTCCGCATCAACACCGGTTGGCGTGAACGATACTTCTAAGATGCTGCAATTGCGTAAAATAGTGATTGGCCCCGTCACAGTTTGTCCGTTGACGGTTGCAGTATCGTTGTTACCGAGGTAATCAGTACTACTAGCATCAACATGCACTGACATTTGCCATGGGAATCCCGCGTCAGATTCAGCAGCGATTTCGCGTCCAAACTGATTATCAAGCAGGTAGCCAGTCATCATTAATTGATTGTTACTGACATTGAGCGCACCAAATCCACAGCGCTGTGCTCGGTCGTGTAATAGCAATGCTGGGATATTGTCTTTATACGTAAGATCAGATAAGTCAATAACAGCCATATCGCCATAGTAATCAAACGGCTTGCCAGAGTTGGCGACACCGCTGAACTTGCGCGGCAACGACTTGTCCGCATCAGCAGGGGCATCAGCGACATTGACTTCAGAGAGCAGATAGATATTTGGCTTTTTGTGGTCTTTTGGCATAATGGCGTCCAGCTAATGAGTAAAATCGCGACAACGTAAAATAAAGAGTGTCGATAAAGTCTCATTATGATGAGCGGCATTAAATATGGTTAGATGATGCGGTT